CGAGCGCTTCAATTGGCTTTGTGGCCATCGATGAGCCAATACCCGAGAGCGTGTGGGGAGAGCTAGCCGCACGCGTTTTGCGAGGTGGCGCCGGTGGTAAGACTGGCACCATCGCCATCACCATGACGCCGATTGGTTGCGATGTGACCTATTTGCGCAAGCTCGTTGAGTCCGGTCGCGTGGCATGTCACATGGCACCGCTCACCGTTGAAGCGACAACGCCTCGAGAGTGCAAGCCGCTCTTGAGCCAAGACCAAATTGATGACATCGCCGCCACATATTTGCCGATCGACCGCGAGGCGCGTTTGCGAGGCAGTTGGGATGTGGGCATTGACCCGACTCAAATGGTTTTTGATTGTTTCACGCCTTCAATGATAAGCACACAACCAGTGGCCGCCGGTGGTGACTATCGGTTTAGCGTTGGCATTGACCATGGCTCACAACCAAACACGCAAATTGCAACGCTTGTGTGCACTGACATGAGAGACCCGAGCGAGCCGGTGGTGTATGTGCTTGGCGAGTACAGTGGAGGCGCCGCAAGCGCCGAGCATCATGCAAGAGGTGTGCTTGATTTGCTATACCGTCACCGCGTTGACCCTTCACAATGTCAATGGGTTGGCGATGGTGCGCACAGTGGCGCACGCGGCAAAGATGGCCACAAGATGAGCAACGGCTTGCTCATGAGAGGCTTTGAGAAGGTCATGCAAATATCCCCTGGCAATTTGCCCTTCACAATTCGCACCGCCAAAAAGTTTCGAAATAGTGTATATTATGGCGCAAGTCGGCTATATAGCATTATGAGCAAAAATAACTTTTGGGTGAGACCTGAATGCACGCAGCTCATACAATCAATTCAACGGTGGACCATGCACAGCAAACAATACCAACGCTCGCGTGACCCTTATGGCCATAGTATTGACGCGTTGCGCTATGCCGTTTTACCGGTGATTGATGTGCGATACACACCGCCGGCCAAAGTGAGACTTTATTGATGCGCTACAATATACCGACACGACCATTGGCGACCGATGACGCCACACAAATGAGACTTGAACACACCGCATTGCGCAAGCGCATGCTTGTTGGCCAGTGGATACTCGACCTCGAAGATGAGCTAGCAAGACATTTGCCGGCGGACCGGCGTGAGAGTTGGGGTCCCGCCGACCTCTCAAGCAACCCTTTTGAGCAAATCACGCGACAGCTCGCGGTCTTGTACAATCAAGCACCAGTTGTGACAAACAATGAAGGCGACATTGAGGCGCTCACCGGTCGCAACGGATATGTGACCAAAGCCGGCCTTTGGCCATTGATGCAGCGCGGGCAAGAGTTCACAATCGGCTTGCGCGAGTGCGGTGTGATGGTGACGGTGGTGCCTCATCACAAGAGCGAATATATTGGCGAGCGCGGCCTACAATACCGCATTGTCACGCCGGACAATATGCTTGCCTATGCGCATCCAGATTACCCCGACAAGCCGGTCAAGGTGCTTGAGATGCGTTTGCGCTTAGACCCCTTGACGCAAGAGCACAAGTGGATTGGCGACTTGTACGACATCACCAATTTGAATGAGCCCAAATATGGAATGTATGAGCTCAACAAGGATGGCACCATTGGCAATGATGTGAGCGCTTTATATATGGGTCATGACGCGATGATTGGCGATGCGTATCCCTTCCGATATGGCACCGGCGAGCCTTTCATACCAATGACACTCTATCATGCGGAAAAGACCGGCGAGCTCTTCAATGCGTTTGACGGCAGCACCAGTGTGTATGGCTCGCTCAATTGCGGTGTGCTCTTCTCAATGTGGTTGCACCTCGTGAGAGATAGTGCCTGGTCACAAAAATATATTTTGGGCGCGGGTATCGCCGGTCTCAATGCGATGAGTGGAGACAGCACCGCACGCCGAGCCGCAATCGCAACGGACCCCTCGAGCATACTTATGCTCATGAGTGACCCCGATGCACAAGGCCAACCAATGGTCGGAACTTTTGAGCCGCCAGTGAGCCCAAATGACTTGCTTGAGGCCATCACAAAATATGAGGTACGCGTAGCCACGAGCGCCGGTGTCTCACCGGATAGCATCACGCGCAAAAATGCCGACCCTCGCAGCGGCTATGCTTTGAGCATTGACAAGGCCGGCCAAAGAGCAGCTCAACGCAAATATGCACCGACTCAACGCATTGGCGATGAGGAGCTGCTTGGCAAGAGCGCGGCATTGGCCAACCGATACCTCGGTACATCATTGCCCGAGAGTGGCTATCGCATCATGTATCAAAGCGTTGGCATGAGTCCTGATGAACTTAAAGCACAGCGTGAAGACATCATTGAAAAGTTGAAGGCCGGTCTCATATCGCCAATCATGGCGGTGCAAGAGCTCAATCCCGACCTCGACATGCAAGGTGCCGCCGATTTATTACGACAAATCCGCCGCGAGCGGGCTGAATTCCTATAGGAGACAAAAAGACCATGAAAACAATAGAGCATGAGGGCGCGGTTTATGTGCTCAAATCAGATATGGAGAGCGCAATTCAATCACGCATACAAAAAATTGCGCACAAAGCAGCGGAAGCAGAGCAACGAGCGACAGAGCTACAAAGCGCACTTGATGAGGCGAGCGCTAGTCGCGGTAGCATTGACGCGCTTGCTTCTCAACTTGAGCAAGCACAAGCACAGCTTGCTCAAGCTAACGCAAGATATGAGCGGCACAGCACAATTGCCAAGTACGGTCTCACCGACAAAGACATGCTTGATGCCGTTGAATGGCAATACGAGCGAGCGATGAGCGGCAGAGCCAAAAAGGACCTCATGAGCCTTGGTGATTGGCTTGATGAGTGTGTGAGCGCACCGGACCAAGCGCCGGCGCTTTTGCGGCCTCACTTGCAAGCCATCGCACCGGCTCAACCTCAAGCCACTGACGCGGCACAGGTTCAAGCCCTTGGCCAACAAATGACGCAAGCCACACCGGCTCAACCTCAAGCCATGCCAACGCCACCGGCGATGAATACCAACGCACAAAGCGCACCGGTGCGCGTTGATGATGTGCTCTCACGAGGGCTCAATGACTTTGAATTCTACAAACAAAACCGCGACAATGTAATTGCCGCATATCGCAACCGCAACAAACATGGAGTATAACAATGGCCGTTATTGACTTGAGCGCAACCTCAACTTTTCCAAAAGTACACTATATCGCCAGCGCCGGCACAACACAGCAAGAGATAACATTGCCCCCTGGCAAGCTACGAGTGAGCGTTGGCAGCGCAGCAGCTTTATATGTGGCTTGGGAGAGTGTGAGCGATGGTGCCGCAATGCCAACCAACAAAGTGAGCGTTGCAAGCGCAAACATCTTGTCATTTGACCTCTCGCACAGTAGTCAAGACCGAGCCACCAAGCTCGCCGTTGCAGCTCAAGCAAGCACTGCCAACATTGAGATAATTCTCGAGCGTATCTAATGCCATTTTACAGATTTTTTGGCGATGATGATGACGCCACGCATATCAGCATCACCACAAGCATCAATGAGAATGTGAGTGAAGGTGATGTTTTGCGCTATAAAGTAGCCGGCGCCAATGGCTTGCTTGAAAAAGCCGATAACAGTGGCATTGGTGCGGTTGGCGTGGCGATGGCCAATGGCAGCGTTGGTGATAGCATTGAAGTGCTTTACACTGGCACATATCAAGTCAATTTTGTTGAGCCGACATTGACAAGCGCCGACATTGGGAAGCGTGTCTATTTAAGCTCGACAAGCGGAAAAGCCACAATCACACCACCAAGCGCAAGCGGCTCAACGCTGATTTTGCTTGGTGCTCTTCGTAATACAACCGGCACTTGCTATCTCAACCCTCAAACAATCATGATTCTATAGGAGCTCACAAATGGCTACTTACAACATTATCGGATATGACAGCACAAATTCATTGCCAATCATACCCGCCTCAAGCGACACCGCCAATGTGCAAGGTGACCTCACCGTTGCCAACAATGCAATCATCACCGGTGACCTCACTGTCAATGGCACAACAACAACGGTGAACGCACAAATCACCACAGCTGACGACTATATACACCTAAACAGCACATACACCAACACCGCCGCCGCGGCGGATAGTGGATTTATTTTCACCGTACAACCAAGCGGCACCGTTTTCACCTCTTCATTGTTTGAGAATACTGACACAGTACGCGTGACGGCTGACCCGAGCGCAGCTTTTGCGGTTGGCGACATTGTACAAATCAGTGGAGCCGGCACAGGTTCAAACAATGGCCTTTATGAGGTGAGCGCACTGTCAAGCACACAAATTGCGTTTAAGACAAGCGTATCGTCATCACTTGCGGACATTTGCCAAAATGTGTCATTTACCAATGAGACTGACACCGGCGCAAGCGTTGTGAAAGTGAAGGTCATGCAGCTGAAGACCAATCAAGCCAGTGATAATTTTGTCTATAAATACGGCTCAACCGCGAGCAATATGAGCGCCGACCAAACATTTGGCGGCTCAGTGACACTGACAGACATCTCAACCGGCTCGGGCAATGCAACGCTTGACACAACCACCGGCGACATCACCATTGGCGTCAACTCAAGCCAGGCAATCAAATTTCAAATCAATACTGCAGACAAGTTGGTATTTGATGCCGACCAAATCAAAGTAAAAGCAAACAACGAGCTTTTGTTTGAAGACGGCGCGCTCATGACACGCACAATGACTTTTGCGGGAGCGTCAAGCGTGGCGGCATATGATTTGATTTGCATGAATCCATATTATCAAGCAAGCCCCGCGAGCGCCAATGGCACAATCTCGGGCGTGTCTCAAGTACAGCATCAAGTCATGGGCGTTGCTTTGACCGCCGGCGGAGCTACTCCCGCAACCGGCACAGTGGCAATGATAGCCGGTGACATTGTACCGATGAATTTTGGCAGTGACCTCACAAGCGGTGACACCGGAAAAGCGGTTTATTTAGCCGTCACCGCGGGCCGCGCAACTTTGACCGCGCCATCATCAAGCGGCGATAAGGTTGTACGCGTTGGTTATGTTTGGGATGGTTCAAGCAATCTCGGCTCAACCGGAATTCATGCGGTTATATTCCAACCGCAATTTATTTCAGAAATAGCATAAAATATGCTATAGGTATCAAGAGCCGCTCACCGATGGCGTGTGAGCGGCCTTTATTGGGTACGGTCGCACCGGTAAAAGCAGATAAACCCGTCAATCACTCAATAAACCTTACATTACAGGAGCCTTAAAATGGCTATTTCAAACGGTATCTCGTTTAACAACGGCGCCTCGTCAATCGGCTTGGTCGGTGACTTACGCCTCGCACAAATCTTGAGCATGGAAATCAAATTATTGCTCACCGACACCGCAAACTTGCGCAATTCACCTTTCATCGATTACGCCGGCTCAATTGCGGGAGTTGGTTCCGATACAATCCGCGTGCGCAAAGCCGGACTTGACGGTCGCGATGTCTTCTCAGCTGTAGCCAATGAAGATGACTCACTCTCAAACACCGCGCTCACTGATTCACATGTTGACATTGTTGTCTCTCGCGCCGGTCTCAAGTACCAAATCACCGACCTTGCCTCAATGACTGGCATGGGCGCCAATGACATCGATGTCATGCGCTTGGCCCAATCAATGGCCGGCTCATATGAGGCCTATTTCGCAGAGCTTACCGGTGACACCATTGATGACTTCACCTCAGTGGTTGGCACAAGCGGTGTCATCTTTGATGTTGACACAATGCTTGCGGGCATTTTCCAACTTGAGCAAGCCGACAGCAACCGCGGTGTGCCTGGTCCTTACGCGGCTATCTTGCATCCAAAGCAGCTCACCGAGCTACAAGACAGCTTGCGCAATGAAAGCAACTCAATCTTTGCTTACAGCCCCGCGACCCTTGAGGCAATCGGCATGAAGGGCCCCGGCTATGTTGGCCGCTTTTTGAATGTTGACCTTCACAGCTCATCATTTGTCAACACCGATGGCACCGACCGACTTGGCGCTCTCTTTGGCGTTGGCGCCATTGCTTATGCTGACGGCGTGCCAAGCGCGTTGCCTGGTTCAGTTGATGCAATGAACATGGGACCAATCGTTGTCGAGCTTGACCGCGACCCTGCAAGCGCCTCAACCTCAGTGGTTGGCCACGCATATCTTGGTATGGCTGTCATTGACGATAACCGCGGCGTGCGTTTGCGTTCAGTTGACTAACACACTTTAAAGACCGCATTTATTGTGCAAGCGGTCATTGAGATTTGGGTTTATGTGGTCTTTTCCTTCACCTCAATGGCTTGCTTGCGCTCTTTAAAAAAGGACCCGCAAAACTTATGGATTACACAACAATAGCACAACCATGGCAACAACAAAGCGCACCAACAGTGACATTGCCAGTGCGACCAAATGAAACATTTTTTTATAAGCACAACCCTCGCAATTGGGATTTTGTGAAGTTTGAGCTCGAGCCCAAAGGCAAAAGCAAAGAGCCGCAAGTTGTTTGGCGATGGTTGCCAACGGTTGACATGGAGCGCGAGCGCGCCGGTGTGAACGGCATACGCTCAAACGGCCGACACGCTGACAGCACAAACCGACAAGCAGCGCTCACGCGTGACGGTTGGACAATACTTTTGCCACAAAACCACGACTATATGCGCGTTTACCCCTGCCGCGGTGGCAAGTACTATGACAGCAAATTCAACCAACTTGAAAACATCGCCGGCCAAATGGTGACTACCTTCAACCGCGATGAGTTCAACTTGTGGCGCCTCGAGCTTTTGCTCAATGGCACAATCAAGATGCCGCATCCAAACATCTTGCGCCGCTATGTCATCGCCAAGCGCCGAGGCTTTGAGCGCTATATTAGACAACAGCATATCCCAGAGCTAGCCGCGCGGCTTGAGTCGATGAGACAAGAGGCCGACTTGATGCAAAAAGAGATTGACGCCATCATCGCCAAAGGACTTGAGGCTTATGCCATCAAATGACCGCGATGCGATGAACAGAGCCGCCGGCAAAATGCTTGAGGAAATGCGCAAGCAGGGCAATACGCGTGTGACGCATGACGAGGTCAAGCAGCGCATGATTGAGGCAGTTAAACGCAAAGGAGGCCGTTAGTGGGCGTAGAATACACACCATTTGCAACCGACACCAAGGTTGTGCAGCTGTGTGAGCGAGAGAAGGCAAACGAGACCGAGATCACGATATATCGCAACGGTGGCAAGGTGCATGTGATAAGCGGCACCTATACGCTCATCAAGCCGGATGGCACCAAGCTCATTGACGCGCAACCGGTGACAATCTCGGGCAATAGCGCATTTTATACGCTCACTGCCAGTGACCTTGACAGCACGCTTGTCTTTGGTGAGGGCTATATTGAGAATTGGTGCCTCGTACTTGACCAACACAGTGACCATGACCATGACTTTAGACGCATGGCCGCAGTTGTACGCCGGCGGCTCTATCCGACAGTATATGACGGCGACCTCACCGCGATATATTCCGACCTCGCCGACTTGAGACCGAGCACACTTGAGAGCTATCAGCAGTATATTGATGACGCTTGGTGGCAAATGATGAGACGCTTGCGCATTGAGGCCGGTGGCTATGAATATTTGATTTTGTCGAGCGAGGTGTTCTTTGATGCACATCGACATTTTACGCTTTATTTGATTTGGCGTGACTTCCACAGCTCGCTTGGTCAATCCAATGGCCGATATATGGATTTGGCACAAGAGCATTATCGACTTTATCAAGACGAGTGGAAAAGAATAAACTTTGTTTATGATTATGACAATGACGGCAAAGCCGATGACGCCAACCAACGCAGTGCCAAGCAGCCGGTCATTTATACCGCCTCGCCTGGTTCTCGTGGTCGCTTTCGTTGGTATGGCCGAGGCCGGTATTAGATGAGCGTATCATTTAGCCAACTGAGAGCAGCTGTCGCCACGCAGATTGACGCGCTTGCGGGATTTACCGAGAGCCGCATACCGCCAGAGTATTTTGGCCGCAATGAGAACAGTGTCGCACATTTGCGTTTTGCGGTGGCGTTGAGCGCATCCAATGACGCCGGCGAGCGCATGCGGCGTGCGGTTGGTGTGTACGCATCAAGCACTGTGCGAGTGATTTTTGCGTATCGATTGAGACCAAAAGACGCCTATCCGACAGATTATGACGCGGCGCTTGATACTGAGAAGAATGTTATCAATGCGGTCCTTCAATCATATGCGAGCATTGAGCCACATGTTGTGATACGCTACAATCGGAGCGCACGCGATGTGACCGACTCGACAGAATATATGATAATCAATTTAGAATTCACAGCATTGCACATGCTACCAACAACATAAAGGAGATAAGATGGCTTATTCAACAGTTCCCAAGGTAAGACGCGACGGCGTTATCCAATTAGAAGACGGCACCGGTGTGCCAGTGACCTTGCAAATTGCATATGAAGAAGGAAATTTCACTTTTGATGTGCCAGGCGGCGGCGACTCACCGGCAGCTCAAACAATCGTACGAGACCGCGGTGTCATCACCACAGTGCGCAAAGGCGATGACGAACCAATCACCGGCTCATTTAGCGCCTTCTTTCGTCAATTCACCGATGGCAGCGAGGCTGGCAGTGTGATTGACTTTATCACAAAAGATGGCAACTATAGCGGCAACACAAGCACCGGCGCAAGCGGCTCGGTATATGTTGAGCACTATTGCATTGACATCAAATATGAGGCCGCCGGCAGTGCGTTTGGCGATGATGCCGACCACAGTGTGACGCTCTCAAAATGTGTGTGCACCTTCTCATTTGCAGAAGGCGACCCGAGCGCATTTACAATCAATTTCACATGTTATGGCGGCTATACCCTCACCGGACCCGCTTAGTAACAAAGGACAAAAGACCACATGTTATTTGACTTAAAGAGTATCGGCAAATCACTTGAGCCGCGCGATGTCGCCAATGTCGCTATTTGTTTGGACTTGGTGAGCGTGTGGGCAAGTGAGCCAGACAAGGCGCAGCTCTTCAGAATTTGCGCCGCGGCGATTGGTTGTGGTATTGACCACACCGCACGCTTGCCAAAATATCGCTATCTTGACGGCAATGTGCTTGAGTACGGTGGCCGGTTGCTTGAGCGCTTGCTTGAGGCCGGTGTGACGCCAAGCGCAATCATTGAGTATGGCACCTTTGTCATTGCTCGATGTGTCGACAAGATACCGAGTGAGGCAGCGGTTGAAGAGCAAGCGGATTTTTTAGCCAAACCACCGGCGGCAAATTAGTACACCTCGGTTTGCTAATTAGCCAAAGGTGGCACAAAGAGCCGCATTGGTTTGCTCAACTGGATGCCGATACTCAAGCGCAGCTCATCGCCGAGTTTAGACTCGCACACGAGACAAAAGAACAGCGAGAGCAGCGCCAAAAGCGTATACAAAGAGAAAGATTGAGAGAGGCGGTGGAGCGTGGCAAAAAAAGGCGGGATTGACATATCATTCAACAAGCGACAAAATGAAGAGGCGTTTTTGTCGTTGCTTGATGAAATAGCGCCAAGCACACGCAAAGTGTTTGAAGAGGTCACCGAGGAGCTCATGACACATGCTCAACAAAATTGGCCAGTGCGCAAGCGTAATAGCAAAGGCAGCGTGAATGACTTTGACCGCGGCATCACCATCACGAGCGACAGTGTGTACGCATATGTTCGCAATACGGCGCAATACGCTTGGGCTATCAAGTCCGGACGCAATAGCGTCAACCGAGACAAAACCCCGCTCAGCATACCGCTTGGCCGGCGCATCGCACAAGAGGTGCTTTGGAGTCCGGCACGCAAAGAGGCGGACCGCGTGGCCGAGGCTTTGGCCAACGACTTTGCAAAGAGGGCAAAATAAATGGCTGATGTAAATAAAAGTATAGAGATATCTTATCGCGCCGACCTCAAGCAGCTCTTGAACGAGCTTAAAAAGATGCCTGGCATGAGTGAGCAAGAGGCCAAAAAGATGGTCACGCAGCTTGACCGGCAGCTCAAGCAAGCCGAGAAGGCAGCGCAACGCGCCGGCAAAAATACCGCACGCGGCATGAAAGAGGTTGACAGAGCCACCAAGGTTGCGACAAATTCAATGCGGCAATTTCGCCAAGCGGGTCGCAATGCAGACCGCATCTTTGGTGAGTTGAGCACCGGTCTTGAGCTCATATCGCCGGAGCTTGGCGCCATGGCCGGCTTTGCATCGCAAGCCTCGAGCGGCATTGAGGCGCTTGGCCGAGCGATTGGCGGCGCAAGTCCGATGCTTTTGGCCATTGGTCTTGCCGCAGCTGCCGCCGGTTTGGCGTATCAACTTTTCACCGTTGATGCCGAGGCCGTTGCAGAACAAGCCGAGAAGACGGCCAAAAAACTGAAAGAGCTACGCGACGCCACAATGAGCATTGAGATGGGGGCCAATGATGCACGCCTCGAGCTAGCAGTGCTCAAAGGTGAGATAAGCGCGCTTGACGCCGAGATACTGAAAAACGAGTACGACATACGACAAGAGCAAGAGGCCGGCTTGCAAGCCGCACGCGAGCGCACTGAGGTCTTCAGAGAAGCGCTTGCGCTTGTGGAGGCTCGGAGCCGAGCCGGTGCCGCGCTCACTGAGGAAGAGACAAACAATTTGCATGCGCTTGAGAGCTCAATACCTGTGCTCAAAGAGATTGGCAACCTCAATGACGCCGGTCTTGATGGCTTTCAAAAGCGCCAAAAGGCCGCGGCTTTGCTCAATGAAGAGATTGAGGCCGGTGTGGAAGAAGAGCGCCGTTTGCAAGCTGTGGTTGATGAGCAAGTAGCTCTTGCCAATGAGCTTGTTGAAGAGAAAGAGGCACAACGCCAAGCCAGTGAGGCGCAAAAGCAAGCGGAAAAAGACGCCGCTGCAGCAGCCAAGCAACGACAAAAGGAAGAGGCCGCAGCACGCGCCGAGGCACAACGCCAACTTGCTCAACAAAAGGCCATGATGTCTGAGGTGGAGCGCATACAAGAGGGCATCAACAAATCATTTATGGATGAGGGCGAGGCCATCGCGCACAATTACGACACGCAGATTGAGCGCTTGCGCGAGATAAAGGCCGAGCTTGGTGACCAAATTGACATTGAGCGCGAGCTAGCCGACCTCAAGTTTTTAAAGGCCAACGAGCTCTATGAATTCCAGTATCAACAAGAGCAAAAGATATTTGATGCACGCGAGAAGGCAGACAAAGAAGAGAAGGCACGCCGACAAGAGCTGCTTGCGCTCAATATGGACTTTGCGAGCTCATTGATTGGCTCATATGGCGCCATCACCGGTGCCGTTGGCCAACTATATGAGAACCTTGGCAAGGAAAATGCCGAGGTGGCTTTGCGCTTGTTTGCTCTCAACAAGAGCGCCGAAATAGCCAACATCGCAATGATAACCGCGCGCGGCATCGCCGAGGCCAGTGCACGCTTTGCCGGTCGGCCAGTGCGCAAGGCGCTTGCCATTGGTGGTGTTGTCACCGCCGGTGCGACTCAAGCCGCAGCTGTAGCAAGCACACCACCGCCAACCTTTGATATGGGCGGTATGATTGGAAATTTTGACACGCCGAGACCAGGCGACACGCTTGTGAGAGCCACCGCCGGCGAGGCGATACTTGACACTTCAACCGTTGAGCGCATTGGTGGCGCAGAAGGTGTGCGCGCTCTTCAAAACGGAGGCATGATGGCACCTCAAGTCATTGTCATGAATCCGTTTAAACATCTCGACAAATACAACAAAAGTGCATTGCGCCGCACGAGTGCAATGAATACAGAAGCATATAAAAGCCGCCGCTTTGGTGCAATGGGGTACTAATGGCAAATGTAACACCGGACAAAATGAGAGCTTTTGGCGTACCGCGCAAGCAAAACGCCGAGAGCATTTGGCAAGATGAGACCACCGCCACACAGCAAAGCGCGCGCGCCGGTGTGCCAACCGCTCAACAAAGCACCGGTCTTGTGCTTCAAACACGCGGCACAATGGGTGACGGTGAGCACATCGAAATTTTGACGCAACGCGGTGGTCATGCAAGCGCGGCGGGCAATGCGCGCTTTGTCTGGAGAGCAAGCACAAGCGGTGACTATTTTGGAAGAGACACCGCCAATGTCATTGACCATTGGCAATATGTGAACGGCACCGCGACATTTGATTATTTGCCTCGCGATTGTATGGGGACAAGTGATGGCTATGCTTATGTTTTGTGCCAACGCGCTCAAGCCGGCACAAATAGCGTAGTTGTCATCAAGCGTGAGCGTGACGGCTCATACAATGCACCGGTTGTGCTCAATCTCAACACAACCACATTGCGCGAGGTCTTTGGATGCCTCACGCAGCTTAGTGATGGCACCTTATTGGCGGCGTACACCACATATGACAGCATTGCAAACATTTGCAATGTGAATGTGCACCGCTCAACCGATGACGGCGCAACATGGTCTCGCGTGGCCACAAACGCGCTCAAACAAAGCATTGCAACCAGTGCAAGCACAAGCGACTATACAATCAAAAAGATGGTGATGGCGTACAACAAAGGGCAAATCATGCTCTTGATTGAGGCCAATGTCAATCTCACAACATCGCCAGGAAGGAATAAAATATTCCAATATGTGAGCGTTGATGACGGTGGCTCATTTGAGCCGGTTGCGATTGTTGGCGGTGGTTACACTGATTATTTCGCCACGCCTTCTCTTGTAGTGCACCAAGGCGTTTATGTGGTGAGTGTGATATTTAGTGCATCAGTAAGCTGGGCCTATCGTCTCAACAATGCCTTTGTACCGCTTGACATCACTGTCGACAATAGCCTCTTG